ATGTTTATAAATATAACCCAATTAAACACGTTACTATGAAATTTAACAATAATACGATCATTGACGCTAATAATTTAACGCTAAGTTATCAACACCCTTTAAAATATTATACGGGTAATACTGGGAATAATTTTGGTGTGTATAGTTTTTCATTAAAACCAGAAACATATTACCCAACAGGACAGGTTAACATGAGTAGAATAGCACATAATATGATAGAAGTAGAACTCGATAGTCCAGATTCAAGTTTTGGACATAAAGTTTACGTATACGCAGTTAACTATAACGTGTTACATATAGAAAGCGGTCTCGGAGGTTTAAAATTTTAATATATTTTATAATTAAAATACAATGCCTTATAAAGACACAACCAGATTACCCATTTATGGTGGGTGGATGTCCAAAATGACTACACAAGAAAAAAAGAAATTAAATAAACTCCGAAAAGATTATTTAAAAGTGTTTAAACTATCGGATAAGATCGAGGAAGAATCTAATAAATATACTAGAAAAATATATAAATTGAAGAAACCCACTGCAATACAGGTGAAGAAAGCACGTGCTCTCAGAAATAAAGGCTCTAAGTATGTGAAAAAAGGATTAGATAAGGCTTATAAATACGATATGTATTTGGATACTTTAGAGTTGAAATATCTTAATAAAGCACAGAGAGCTGGTGTTTGGAGAAGTTGAGTTTAAAATTTTAGTGAGTTATACTAGTAATGGCTGGTCGTGTTCAATTAGAAACATCCGGTCCACAGGACGCTTTTTTTACAGATGATCCAGAGTATACCTATTTCATAAAGAATTTTCAAAAACACTCGAATTTTGCACCGTTCTTTGTCGATTTAGACGTTGAAGGTGAAGTTGAATTTGGTAATACCATAAGGTGTACCATACCCCAGAACCAAGGTGACCTTTTAAAAACAGTAAGTTTAAAATTCGAATTATCGGAAATACAACAGGACTTATTATCTGGTATAGCAGGTATTGGATATGTCGAGTCTATAGGACATGCTATAATAGAATACGCAGAACTTATCATAGGCGGAGAAGTTATACAACGTATACCAAGTGATTTCTTAGCTATATACTCCGATAATTATGTTACACAAACAAAACAGAATAACTTATCAAAACTTATTGGAAAACAACCAAAAGAACTTTCAGGTACACCTGTATGCGATAACATAATTTCTGGGTATTTAGGATTTGCAACACAAAAACAGAAATTTTTCGTTGATATACCCTTTTATTTCTATAATAACCCCGAACTTGCTATTCCCATTTGCGCAATAAAAAAACAGGAAATTGAAATTGTTATTAAACTTAGAAAACGTGGTGATTGTGTATTTGGCCACCATTCTAGCACTCCAGCTGATAGTACTAATGTAGTTTACTTAGGAGAATATGTAAGAACAAAGGGACTCATACAAAATACAAAAATAAATGTAGAAATGATTTCTCTAAATGAACAAGAAAAAGAACAGTTCATCAATACCAGTAAAGATTATACTATCACACAAATACAGGAAAATAAACATATAATACCACAAGATCCCGATATAGATTCTATAGTCGATGTTAAACATGAACTCAATTTTAAAAATCCTGTAAAAGAATTATTTTTTATAATTCAAAGACTTAGAAAGGTTCTTAATGGTCACTTTGTTACCAATTTTGATTACGATTCTCAGTTTCGAGAATACAACTATGAATACACTAATTATGAACATTTAAAAAGTTTAGAACTAATACTCGGTGATAATACAATTTTAACCGAAAAAACAGGTGATGTTATAAATTTACGTGCCGTTCAAAGTGGTATACACCATTCACGAACACAACTTTATAGAAGGTATTATTCGTACAGTTTTGCACTCGAACCTGAACGATGGTATCCGACAGGTCAGAAAAATTTTAGTATGGTTAAAGATCAAATATTAAAACTTAAAGTAATACCTGATCATACAGCACAAAGAGAACTTAGAGTTTTAGCGCATAGTTATAACATACTCCGAGTGGAGAACGGTATTGCTAAAACATTATTTTAAATATGAATCAACAAGAAAAAGATGCTACATTACAACTCGTCGAAGAGTTTCAACAAACAGCTATAGACGTTGTACAACCCGTCATGGAACAGGCTATAGTTTTTGCGGCCGAATACGCAAAAGCGTGTGATCGTGATACTATACTCGCTAAAGATATGGAATACGCAATGAAATATTGCGCAATGAACGAAGTTGGTAAAAAAACGGGATCACATTTCCCAGAAATTTATGATGATTCGGATAGTGAAGAAGAAGAATTAGACGTAGTAGACGAAGACGATATTGAATTTGAAAGATACTCAGGACGAGAATATAAGTTTGTTAAAATGAACATGGCGTACGATAATTGGGATACATGGGTGCCGAAAAACCCGACAGAACAGATGTTAAAAAATGCTATAGATAGTAATGGAAACTCGTGAACCTGAAGGATGGGTAAATAACGACGATATATGTTTTAAAATATCAGATGATAGGAGTTATTCAGGTGATAGTGAAATAGATTCAGATAGTGAAACGGAAACAGAATCGGAATCTTCTTCAGGGTATAATTCATCGAAAGATGAAAAAAATATAACGTTTAAAGGGTATATGAAAAACACAAAAAAATATAAAAAAATTTTTTTGGATGAAGACTTCCTCCCAGAATAAAATATCTAATTATAATAAAAAATGTCTGCTGCTAAAGAAACCATTACGCTCGTCGCCTCCGAACTCGAAGCTCAATCCCTCAACGCGATTGTTGCTGGGTTCTCCTTCGCCGCCGCCCTCTCTTGGATGGACTTGGTGAGATGGTTGGTTAACCAACTCGTCAAAGTCAACAAGAACGGTGGTATGAACTACACTCTCACTGCCTTGCTCACAACACTCTTGTCCATCGTTGTCTTCATCGTTGTCTCTAGATTGTCCAAGAAGGTCAGAAAACCAGGACAACCAGTCTTCGCGGTTACTCGCTAAGTTTAATACTTGGTTTTTTTATAATTACAAGTAAAAATAACCCAGTTGCAATTACCATAAATATTGGTATAAAAGAATCCCAACTATGCACATCCTCAAACTCTTTGGGGATTTCCATAGGTGTTGGTAATGTCTCGTCTCGTCTATATCTCGGTATATTAACAAATTTATCAGTAGAACACGTTACCGCAAGTTTTAATATATGATTTGCGTTTCTAAAATCATATGGTATGAGTCTATTGTTACTACTATAGTAAAATTGTACACGTAAACTCGATATTGTCTTTTGAGATCCACTATCGAAATTATGTTCAACAGTGTCGTCTACACCCGAATAATTAATTACATCTCCACACATGAGAATTCTACCCGTATAAAAAGGTGTTTCGGAAAATATAGTCTTGTTAAATTCATCAGAACCACTGCTTAATTTAACAATAATACCATCGGCACCTTGTAAATTAATACTTCCAGTTTCGAGTGTATAAGGTGGTGATTGTGTAGATTGTACGTCATTCGCTGGTAAACCAAGTATATCATGAGGCGTAGTCTTACCAGTTACATCAGTTTTACTATACCCATTTGTACCCGTGTAAAACTTCAAAGTAAACGGGTTATTTCCTGTAAAAGTTATCGCATTTGTATCTTTATTAAACACTGATGATTGTATCTTACTACTCGAATTTACTACAACATTAGAAGCTAGATCTGTACCGTCATAGTTACCGTTAGGTATACTTATTTCATAATCACTACCACCTGAATTTAAAGTAAAAGTATTATTACTTTCGTGTATCAAATACTGACTATTATGTATACGCGCTGATATCATGGATATCTTCGTGACGTTATAAATGGGAGTTTTTAAAGAAACAACATAGTCTGCTGGATTTGGGTAAAAAACGGGATCCCTTTCACCACTATCTATGTCTAAGGTATGTACCTTCATTAAAATATAGGAGCATTATTTTAATGAGTGTTTTGCGTTATTTTTTTTAATTTACGAAAGGTTATGTGACAATGGGTTACCAGCAAGTTGACGTTTTACTAATCCTAAACCTTGTGAAGATGCATTTGGATTTTCCATACCCTTGTACGCATTGAATTGGTGATAATCGTTGTTTCTGTATTGTTGAGTCCAACCACCGTCTGCTGAATTAACACGTCCGTCTACACGTGTAGTATCCGAACGAACACTTGTTACCATACCACCTTGATTAAGTGGATCAGCGCGTACATTCATACGACCTGGTCCCGCTGGGCGACTCGCCTTACCTCTTCTATCAGTTGGCCTGAGACCAAATTTA